CAGTGCGGTCAATCTCGCCTGTCGTCCAGATGTTTTCCACATAGTCATAGGCAACGTATTTGTCGCATTCTGACGCATCTTGCGACTGATAGAGCCACCAGACTTCATTCCACTGGCTGTTGACCACCGCCTGAACCTTAGACGCCTGATCGTAATTCAAGTTGCTGAATACATGATCGGCGACTTCGCAAGGTATTTCCTGAACCTGACCGCCAGAATACAGGAAGAAGTTACGACGACCCATCCAGATAACGCCAGTATCTACAGAGGCATATGCGCCAGCCGAGATCATGCCACAAGCCGTGCCAACCCTTTGAAAGCCATAAACAAATGGCGGCCCTTGGTATGTCATCGTGTGAGCGTCTTGATCTGTGAGGATTAAAGACTGGCCCCGCGTCCGAACTCCGGCAAGGATTTTTCCGTTAGTTTGCAACTCTAAGTCGCCAGCTTGGTTAGTAGCCGCCGCAGTCCAAGTCGTGTTATCCTCTTGGTCCGACCATTTTACCAGTCTCGCATTGGCAGACGCACCGAGGCAGACAAGAAACCTCTCCTCAGTTACGAAAGTTGCAGAGCAGTCCACGGGTGCGTTAGCAACTACAGTCGCCGTGCCAGCCACTAGATCCCACTCGTAAATCACGCCGTCATCCGATGAACAGGCAATGAGGAACTCACCAAAGTTATCTAAAGACCAAGTGGTGGCTCTGAGTATAGTGCCCAAGTCTGGGCGCTCAACGCCCCAGCCAAACAAGCCCCAGCCACCGGAGCCAAAACCAGTATCGACTGTTGCGTTAATCCGACCATCAGTTAACGCACCCGGCGTAATGTCTGACGTAACAGAGCTTTCCAACATTACTGTTAAAGTGTCATGCGATCCAAAAACAGCATACCGCTCACCATCGTTGTCAACCCAAGTGTGAGCCCCTCGCACAATTCCGCCAGCGTCTACGGCAGAGTTGTCAGACTGAGCACGGGGTCGCCATCCGCCCACAGGACGCAAGCTGTCTTCATGCCAGCGCACTAGGTTGACATCGCGCCAGCGGCCTAGAGATTGATACTCTGTGCCGTTAGAGTACTGGCCCTTGGGAATGTTTAGGGGTACTAGAGGCATTGAGCATCCTTACGGTTTAGTAGGCCAGTCAGCCTCATCCAAGTGAGGCCAGTTAGCATGGCTTGTGATGTCACGCAGTGCTTGACGATATGCTGTTTGCGCAGAAGTCATAGTCAAGTCAGAGGAAGCCCACCAGTCAGTCTCAGCGATAAGTGTATCACGCTGTGTGCGGTTACGTTCTGCGGCACTGTCATCTAAGCCTTGCTGGTATGCTGCCTCATGTTCAGCCCTGGTGGTTGTTACACCATCCTCAGTTGTGTCAGCAAACATATCAGCTATCTGCCATGCCTCAACCCAGTTGCTATTAGCATCCTGCACGACACCATTGCGGCGTACTGATTGGTATGCACCAATGCCATCTGTAGGTTGAGGCGCACGCAGCACAGGGTCAACATTCAGCGCGTCAAACACATTAGTTCCCCACACCTTAGGCATGGACATATTAGGGTTTTCTTTGCGTAACTGGCCTTGAGATTTAAGCTCACCAGTTGTGCGATCACGATATTCAGTCATTAGTTGATACTCCTTGTATGACCTTGGGTATTAGCACGTGAGTGCGTTGCGTATGCGGTTATGCGACTGCGTAGAAGATGTATGTAACACCCGATACATTAACTGCATTTACAGTGTTACTAGCAGCCCCAACAATAAAACCAGAATTATGTGGATCAATATAGTCTGCATTGACAGCTGCTGCACTGCTCAAGTTTACGAACAATCTAGAGTCATTTCCTGCAACAATACCTCTTTCAGTATCAAACAGAAACCAATTATTTGCTTCTCCCGTTGCAGCTTTTATTATCACAAACCTAGCGCCACTGGTAAAGCCACAGTCAATAACCTTAGAGCTATTGCTTGTACCATCACCCGTGTAGCTCCCCACTTTGGATATACCGGGGAGGGTTGCGAAGAGGTAGGCTATGTAGTATTGATTGTTCATAGAGCCGTTATTGCCGCCTCCACCAAGAGTGAATGTCGTTTCGTTAGGGGATGTGTTGTTCCAAGTTGGAGCTGTAATTCCCGAAGTTGAACTGTTTAAGATCAACGTCTTTGTGTTGCCTAGCGCAGAGTGATAAACCATCCAGTTTTCGTTAGATGATCTACTTTTCACCCACATCATTTCAGGAGTAACAGAAAGATTGTGATTTATTACGGTTGGAGTTGCCCCCGTCCCCGTGTATGAAACGACATCGCAGAAGCCGGGCGCACGTTTCCACATCCAGCTGATCCAAGTGGATTGATTGGAACCTAATGAAAAGTAACCATCCATGTAATCCCAATTCATATTAGAGTCGGTATACCAAGGGGAAGCTTCTACGTTTCCGTAGCCAATGCCAGTAAGACGTGCTGACATACTTTTGTCGTGAGCGCTAGTATAAGGCAGCGCCCTCATCACAACATCAACAGGAAAGCCAGAACCAAACATTGGAACACCTGAACCTGCACCTGTATCAATAGCAAACACATCAGTCGCACTCTCAGGCACAGCCATAGGGCCACGGCGGATTGCCATGTAGACGAATGTACAGTTTGTTGCTAGCCCATGTCCACTAAACCCCCTTGGCTGGGGATTATAACTATCGTTATAACCCACGCTTTCAGCGTATGTCCTGCCTGCGAATAAATACGCATCTTTGTCATTAGTCCCGCCACTATTTATAAAACCACGCATATTATCTAAGATAGCCCAGTCATTTGTAGTGCCAGAAGATACTTTAGTCATTATGAACTGAGGCTCAAACCCAAGGTCAATATCACCAGTGTTTCCACTGCCATCAGTCGTAAAACTCCCACACTTGATAATATCTTGGTCACCATCAGGGCCGAACTCACCATCACCATCGTTGTGGGCGAAGAGGTAGGCTACGTAGGTGCTGCCTGACGTATTAAGGTCTCCATGTGTGTCTACTGTAAAATGAGTGGCAGTGGGTTCTGTGTCATTCCACTTATTAGTAGCAGTAACTTGTTGGTGGGTTAGGTTAAGAAAAAGGTGTTTTGTTGCCCCAATAGACCTGTGATAGACGTTCCAGTTAGTACTTTTACTCGTGGCTTTAACCACAAACATTCCCGGCTTTTGACCAAGGTTATGGGGAATGGCACGACCACTAGCCCCATTCCCAGTATAAGTCACCACATCAAAGAACTTAGGGGCTTTGCGGAATGACCAAGAACAGTATTCTCTACTTGGCGTGTCGTTAATCTCAGCCGAAGTAGTGTTTAAAGAGTACCCGTCAGAGTTAAAAGACCAACTCCAGCCCTCTGTAAGTTCATAGAGGTTGCTTGATGAGTTTAGTACTTTAGCAGTACTTCCAACATTTCTCTCGCTGTCTACCCAAACGTGTCCCGTTGATCCATTTCTTCTTTTACTCCAAACCAAACCGCCTTCACCAGAAAGGTCAAGACCGTTGACGAATGTTTGAGCGCCACTATTACCATCATACAAATAAGTGCTGAACACCTCATCGACATCAAGGCCACCGCCGCCAGCGGAAGCCGCCGCTAATTTCTTCCATCCAGACATTATGCAGAACTCCCGATCCAAACGCCGTAAAGCGTTGTGCTAATCTTAAACAAAACGAGTGTATCTGCCGCCGTCAAGGTGGGTGCGTTGTTTCCCGTTCCCGTAATCCAAGTGATCGTAGGCCAAGTAATCGTGTAAGATGACGCACTTGTTAGGTGCAGCGACATACTTTCCCCCGCCGACAGGCTATCCGTAAATGTTGTGTTGGCACCGATTGTTTTGGTTTGCACCGTTCCGTTATTAGGGTCAAGGGCCGTCCCCGTAAGGCTGTAAACCGTTTCCACGATAGCATTGGCAAACTTAACATCGCCGTTTGCATCCGCAGTGACGACCTTGCTGGCCTGTGATGTGCCAAGCGCTGTGATGTCGTTGTAGTTCAACTCCGCAGTGGTTGCCGTGACCCCATCAAGGATGTTTAACTCTGCGGCTGAAGCTGTAATTCCAAGTGTGGTGAGGGTGGTGCTGTCGATTATCGACTTGACCGCTGCTGTAGCACCGCCGCCGTCACAATAAATTACACCCGTTGATCCGTTAGAAACCGAAACATTTGATCCTGAGCCTTGGGTGAATGTAACATCAAATCCGCTATCGTTGTCCACAAGGTAGAACTTGGACGCATCGTTAGGGCTTACAGTGATCGTGCAAGCCTCTGTAGCTCCTGAAAGCACCAAGACGCGGTATTGACCATCATCTAGGCTGTCACCTGTTGTGCCGTCCGTTGTGCTTAGTGTGTGAGCCGCTGCACTTGCTGACAAGTCAATAGTGCCAACCCCGCTTGTTGCGCGATCTACGATGTCAAAATTGCGATTGGTAATCTGACCCCAAGTATCGGTCTTTTCACCATCTGCGATTTTTTCTATCGCTATGCTGCTTGTCCAAGTGCTTGCCATATCAAAGTCCTTTGCTTATCGGCATTTTACCGCTTTTATGCCGCTGCGTCTATGGATTGGACGCCATACCATGTTGTCCCGCCATCGCGTGTCCAGAAAACGTAAATGTCAGTCTCACCACTTGCTGGTGCGTCAGGGGCTGTACCACCTGCCCACTTTACTGAGCTAGGCCATGTGACTGTTGAGCCATTGCCTGTTAGCTGTAGGATGAAGCCGTGACTATATCCACTATGACCCGCACTG